TGCTGTTCCAATTAGAGATCTCCATGAAGTTTTAGGGCGCCACATTGTTCCGCTAGCTAATGGTCAATTTAATATTGATTTTGGTATGGCTTCTCGCTCTTTAACTTCCGTGATCTCGATGGTGGCTGTCTATTGGTATCTACCCCATGTAAGGAACTTCTATTATGTGATTCGTGAGGTGATACCAAAGGACGTTATACCAGCGGCTGTGTCTCGTGAGCAGAGATGGAAGTTTTATCATATGATCGGTATAGACAACCCCACAAAGTTTGAGCTGGAAGATTATTTGGTAGAGCGATTTGGATACACACCTTATGACGGCAGGGTCAATGAGTATGCTCGGGGAGTTTTGAACTTGGATGATTTCAATGGTCTCTTGTATCTCAAGGCACCGTACTTGATTGAAAAAGTGCGATCACTAATGCATGAATCCGGTGACATCTTTGATGTGGCAGTCTGGTATGAGGAGATGGTTGATTATGATATTATTGTTCGTGATGTGAAATACTGGGACAATAAAGGGTTCTCAACTCAGCTTTTAGCTGAGAAACCACACCAGTTGAGAGAGTCATATCTAAATGGACTAACTCCTCACACAGGCGTTCAATTTGGATCATTCATTTCAATATTGGGTCCGTCAAGGCTCCAGTTCTACACCTGATATTCTCTGATCAAGTAGGGTCTCATTTAAGTTGGGCTATGAACACACTAACAACATCTAGAGCGAAAAACTCTGGCTTTAAAGGGAGGAAGATTGTTTTCAGTACCCTTAGTTGTGAAGGTGAATTCAACCAGCTTAAGAGCATAAGCACTGGATTCTTTTCGTTTTTGCGGATGATGATCGTTGCACTGGGATGTGGCTATTTCATAATGACTAACAATATTCTAGGATTAGTAGCTTTGTTAACCGTGGTGTGTGGAGCGCCTCAGAGTTTGAGCCGGAGCTTTGTTCAAACCAACAAGTACACGATCCGAGGATTGACTGTCAGATCTGATCTTGCCACAGTCGTATCATTCACTGGACCAATCCGAAATAAGATACTAACCATCAAGCATGAACCTTCTGCACCACTCGTTCTAGGGCCTGCTAGAGTTGCAGCTTACTTGAATGTAGGCGGCAAGGAGCTTAAGTACTCATTGAAGAAAAGGACTGCCATTGACACACTGAATCTACTGCAGAAAACGGCTAGGAGATTTGGCGTCCTTATTTTTGATGATAATGGTGACTTGCACCCCTACCTGTACTACAACCAGGAAGCTGATGCTAGAATAACTTCTGCTGCTGTCTCGAAGAAACGTAATGAGATTGCACAGCTTTTGGGAGTTGAATCAAGCAAGCTTTTGCCGGTCAAGGAATGGAAGTGCAATGGATCAATGCTAACAGTCACTGACTGGCATGGGGAGTACTCTTATGGACAGTTGGAGCGACCTTTGAGCAAAATGATGTCTTTGGAGGGGCGCATTACGAGCACGGTTATGTTTATTAGGATCAGTGATTGCCCTATGTTGCGATGGGATCACACAGACTCCAACAAGTACTGTTCGCAACAGCACCTCGTCTGAGTATCATTCCTTCTTTGGACTAGTGTTTGGTGAATCCACCAGTGATGACAACGTTGATATTTGCAAACCTTATGACGCTGATCTTCTACAAGATGCTACACAGTTGGAGGTAGTGTCTTTCAACAACAAGGCGCCATTGGCTATTTTCAGAGGTGGTTCTACAGGAGCAGGAGCCGATGAGGAGAGCAATGTGCGCCACATGATCGTGTATAAGGCAAAAGATATCGAAATGCTGTCCGGGTACAGATGTGATTTCAAGTTTACAAGCGTGAGGAAACGCTTGTCAGTAACGCTAAAAGGAGACTTGAATTATGTCAATGATCATGCCGT